CCCTTCTTTAAGCCCGTGATAGTGCCCGCCGGAACGGTCAGCACCACGTCAGCCTCGGTAGCTTTGGAATAAGCTACAGGCGGTAAAGTATTGCTCGTATCGGGAACCGCGAAGCCGGTCTTCTTTTCCGGAGCGCCGGAACCGGTCGCAGCGAATGCTTTGGTGATCATATCCTCGGACTCCGCCGTGATCTCCCAGCTGGTGGGCGCGACGCGCAGGTCGTAGTATTCCAAGGTATCCAAGTCCACTATGGCAATGTTCAGCAGCTGTTTGGCAGCGGTGATATCGTCATTAACCATGAACTCTTCGATGGCCAGCTGTGCTTCATTGTCACGCAGCATGATAACATCGGCAGAAACTTCAAAACTTTTGCTGGTGATAGCGGTGATGGGCCAGTAGCCACTGTCCTTGGTCTGCTGGCTGTTAGCTTCAGCCGACAGGGACAGGCTGTTGCTGGTGCATCCGCCCAGCAGCGTCCATACCGGATTAGTCGCGGTAGCGCCGGCTCCGTAGTTCACAAACATCACAAGACGTTTGCCGGAAATGCCGGTACCAGCCGCATATGCGGGATATTTGTCCGCAGAAATTGTTACAGACATATTAATTCTCCTTTCAGATTAGTTGATGTAACCGGAAGCTGATAACGGTGCCACCGCTCTGCCAGTCGCCGGTATCGCCATGTATCGGCAGGTTCACGCGCAACGAACCCACCGTAAGAGATACCAGCGAATAGCCTTCCGTGGACAGCGCCGTGTTCAGGGCCGTGAAGCCCGTATCACTACTTAAGTAGTTCAGCAGCGCCTCCAGTTTTTGGGCCACAACTTTCCGGCCCTTGTAATTGCTGTATATCTCCAGCTGCAGGCTGCCGTCCCACACGACCGCCGTTTTGTTGGCGGCTGCATCGGCGTCGGACTGACCGAAAATGCCATAGGCAAACTCTGACTGATTTTTGAAATAGTCATCAATCTCCCCGATCGGGCACGCGCTGTCAAACCATTCCAGGGAAACGGACGGATTGTTGTTCAGCGTGGTGTACAACGCTTTTGTAATCGCCGTAAATGGCGCCTTATAGTTCATATGATCCCCCCGCTTCCGTTGATGGCCGTTGCCGTCAGCTGGATATAATACGGTGCGCTGTCGTCTATCAGCGTTATTTCGTTGATCAGATAAGTGAAACCGTTATAAGCCAATCGCCAGCTGGTATCCAGCGGCGTGCTCAACAGACTCCGGACATCCCTGATCACGAACCAGCGGGTGTCACTGGTAACATAATCACCAATGATCTGCTGGCGCGTTTGTGACCGTTGCTCGCACATGGCGAACAGCGTCAGCGCTGCCGTGTATGTAGTCTGTTTCAATCCGCCTAAGTCGTCACGCTCCGGTGTTGACGGCTGCAGCAGTGTAATACGCCGGGTAAACCGCCCCGGATTACGTCGGAACATAGGCCCTCCTCATAAAATAAGCGTGGCAGCGTTTAGGCCACCACGCTGTTTAAATTACTGGGACAGGTTGGAAGCAACGATCTTCTTGAACGCAGCTGCGTAGGTGCAGATGCTGGTATGACGGCATACGGCACGAACCAGAACGCTGTTCTTCTCGAAGCCTGCTTCGGCGCTGGACATGATCTCCAGATCAGGCCATGCGATATGGTACATGGCACGGAAGTCACCGACGATGATGTTCAGGGCGGTGAGGTCGCCATCTTCTACTACTACGACCGGACGGCCTTCGATCTGACGGATGGTGCTATCGAATGCGTCACGGGCCAGCAGGTAATGGCCGTTGTTGTCGGCTACGTTAGCCAGGGCAGCCCAGGAAGCCTGCGGCATAACCACAATGGCGTTGGCGCCTGCATCCAGCGGCAGGGTGTTGATAGCGGTCTTGATGGCATTGATGGTATCTTTGGAAGCCATGTAGGACGGAGTACCTGCAGAAGTCGCAGCGCTCAGGGCGGCACTCAGGATACCGCCGGTTACGTCCTTCATGTAAACACGGTTCAGCAGTTTGCCGATAACGGCCAGGACATCGGTCTTGGCGTCCATCAGCAGCTCACGGGATACCGGGATAACGGCGCCCTTGGAAGCCAGGCTGAAGGATACGCTGCCGAAAGCAGCCTTTTTGTTGGTGATGCTGTTGTTTTCATCGAAGGAAGTCAGAGCCAGGGTCTGGCTGTAGTCGATGGTCGGAACGGAACCGGCACGGGTACTTACAGGTACAACGGTGCAATACTGGCGCATATCTACGCCGACAGCGTTGTTTTCAGCGAGGCCCAGCAGTTCGGACGGAACCAGGTAACCGCCATCAGCGGATACGGCGCCGTTGTTGCCAGCCGGCGTGTTGTACAGTTTACGCAGTTCGGAATCGTTGCCCAGCAGGGCGGATTTTAAAGCCTTGGAAAATACTTTTTTGTCCATTTTTTCTTCTCCTTTTACAGAATCATTTTTCATGGCAGCTTCCGCTGCTTTTTGCGCCTTGTATTCGGCGATTTTGGCTTTCAGCGCACTCTGAACGTCTTCAGGCACCGTCAGCCGTTTGTCAATCTTGTTTTTGATACTGGCAGTCAACTCGTCAATCTCCTGCCGGATTTCCATGCTTTTTAACATGGGCGGTACCTCCTTTTAGGATGCTGCGCCAGAAGTCCTGAGTTTCCTCATCAATCTCACCAACCTTGCCATGCTTCGCACGGTGGGCGGTCAGCTTCTTGTAACTCGGCGCTTTTTTGCCATACGCTCCACGGTATGTCGGAAGCGCACAGTTGATAATAAAAAGATCCTCCAGCCGTTCCTGCCTGCGGACATATCCATCGAACATGGCATCCAGTTCCATGACGGTATAATTCGCAAACTGTTCCGGTGTCAGATCTAATTCACCTAATGCAATAGGCTCCAATTCTTCAATCAAAGCCCTTGCGTTTTTAAATTGTTTGCCCGGTCTTACGCTTCCGCCGCCTCTGCTTTTTTTGGAGATCCCAGCACGCCGGATTTACGCAGCGCATCCACGCTGGCACGGAACATCTCCAGGACCGGGACTTCCGCCACGGCCTCCAGATACAGTTCCTCCGCTTCTTCCTCCGTCAGCTTCGGATCTCCGCCCATCAGTGCGTATTTGATGATGACGAACATATCGTACAGGGTCGGTGGGATTCCGTCGCCTGCCTTCGACAGCATCACCATAATGTTCCCATCCGTGAGCTGACGTTCCGCATCAAACACGCGCCTAACGGGATAGCAGAGCCGGTGCTTTTTGCCACCGAACTCAATATCCACAAACTTATCAAAAACCATAAATTAACCCTCCTTAACATTTCCTCTGCCGCCTTCATTGGCAGATCCGTCACCCAGCGACCCGGTACCTCCCCTCTGGGTCAGCACATCGCCGCCCTCTTTTGCGGGATACTGAAGGCTTGCCCGTGCCTCGTTGGCACTTAAAATGCCGGCTCCCGTATAAGAACACAGAACGCTGGCTTTTGTCTGGGCGTCCAGCATATCAAAGACATCATTCGCAGTATCAAAATAATATCCCTTAGAAATCTGGCGCCCGGTCAGCAGTTTGACGGTCAGCTCGTCAGCGTATTGTTTAACAATCGGAGCAATGGTGCCGCTATAAAACGACATCAGCTGGTTGGTGGAGAAGGTGGCCATACCTGCCCCGCCACCGATGTTAAGCATTGCCAACGGGATACCGAAAAATGAACTGATAGCCTGTGCGTTGGTGGTTTTCATTGAATCGAATACGTTCTTGATATCGTTCTTAATATTGGTCGCCGTCATACCGGCCGGCAGTGGCAGGATGGTGTTATTGCTGTTCGCCAGCAGATCCTTCACCCTGTTCTGCAGCTCCCGCTGCTTGCTGTCGGACAGGTCGGACGTATAACTCAGCACAATGGTTCCGTCGAAGCCGTTCTCTACACCGGAACGGAGCGAGCCTTCGACTTCCGCATCCGCCTTCAGGGTGTCGAACAACACATCCAAAGCCGGACGGCCCACGATACCGTTGAGACTGTACGCCTTCAGGTGCAGCACCTCTTCCGGAAGGAAGGTGTACACCTGCTGGCTTACGTTGTCCTGATACTGATATACGATCTTGCGCTTGCCTTCCAGAATATTGGCGTCGTCCCAGTACACCTGCATGGATGCGTTATCCAGCGGGACCATGTGCTTCAGCTCGCCATTCTCAAAGTTAAGATAGGCGTAAGCATTGCCGCCCTGACGCTGTTTTTCCATATACGCCCAAAAATCATAAGCGTTGATTCCGGGATACGGCTGCAGATTCAGCGCCTTCCGGTACAGTGGCAAGATCGTATTCATCTCATTGTTATCGGGACCGTACAGACCCCAGCGCATCTGCGCCAGGTTCTTGGCCAGAATCTCCACACAGGTCGCAAACACCATGTTGCCGCCGGCGTCCACATTGATACGGACGCCACGGCCAACCGGATAGACCTCCGTCTTGATGTTCTGATATACGGTTCCCTTGAAATAGTTTCTCAGCTTATCGAACATGGCTTACTCCAGTTCTTCTACTTCCTTCAGTAATGCTTTGATTTTTTCCGGAATTACATACCCGGACGGGGGAGTATCTCCACCGTCGCCACCATCTCCGCCTTCAGCCGGAGGATCATCGTTGTTATCATCGCCACCGTCTGCCGGGTCATCATTGTTATCATCGCCGCCATCGCCAGGAGTATCCGGGTCATCCGGGTTATCCGGATCATCTGGATTGTCCGGGTCATCAGGATCGTCGGGATCCGGATCGGGATCAGGGTCAGGTGTCGGTTCCGGCGGGGGCGGAACATTCTTTTTCTGCCGGCGGCGCCGTTCCTCTTCAGTCTCCCTTGCCAGCAGTACCAGTTTCGCCAAGCTTGCGCCCGCCGCCAGCTTCATCTCGGTATCATCTCTCAGTTCCGCATGGTCGAACATTTCCACAACTTCCTCCCCTACCAGCCACACATCGCCGGCGTTAATCTTTTCGCTGATACTGTCGTCATAGCAGTGCTCCGCTATGATGTTGTGCAGCACCTTGTCAACCGCTGCCATCATCTCGATATCCTGCTGCAGCTGCTCCTTGTTCCCCTGGGAAAACGTCCAGCAGTTATGCAGCATCATCAGGTCGTTCTTGCCGATGATCACTTTGTCGCACGCCAGGGCGATGATCGCCGCAATGCTGGCCGCCATGACTTCTATCCTGGCGGTTACTTTGTGCTGGCATTTGCCGATGGCATTGATAGCCTGGAACCCGGCGAACACATCGCCGCCCGGAGAATTAATTACCAGCTCTACATCTTCCTGGGCGTTGGTTATCTGTTTACATACATCAGTCAGGTCGAACACGTCGCCTGTAATCTCGCATCTCATTCGTCTGCATCCTCCTCTTCTGGTTCGTATTTGTGCATTTGCAGCTGTGTCAGCATCGCCCTCGCCGCATAATTCATCGCTGTATCCGGGTTGAACATCCCTTCCCGCTGGTCATACATGGGCGGCGCCCATTGCGTTATCACCCACATATCCGCCTTGTCGGCAAAGTCGGTGTCCCCTGCATACAGTTCTCCAAAATGGTCGATGGCGTCTTCCAGATAGTTGAACCCGGTCAGGATTATGTCGGTGATGAAATCGTCATCCTCTGCATAATCTATCCGCAGGTACTTCTTCAGATACGTTCTGAGATACGCCCTCTTCTCTGGAGATATTGTCACGTTTCATCACCTCACTTCATCATGTCCAGCCAGTTGTCCACCAGTTCGTCGCCTGTTGGCCCGCGCTTATTAAAATCTATATATGCAGCAATAAACCCGTTCAACATTGCGTCAACCGGGTCTATCCTGATATTGCTGTCAGCCCTTAATGTAATTTTTTCTATGGAATAATAGCCGGTGTTGTTCCGCACCAGTACGCAGTTTGTGATCGCCTTTTCCAGGATGTCTTCACCGTGTTTGTAATATGCGATCATTCCGTCCTTCCAATACTGGCTCAGTGCTTCGATGTACTGGCTCAGTGCCTTGGGACTTTGGTTCTGCAGGATGAAGTTGTCGCAGATATTAGCCAGGGAATCCTGGATGCCCGCTACGTTATACGGATCGGAGCCGATTGTCACGAAATGCAGATCATGCTTTTCCTTTATCTGCGCTACCTGCTCATATATCTGCTGTGTGTCAATGTTCTCGCCACCTGCCCCGCTGCACAGGAACAGCTCCGTGCCCAGGTAATCACGATACTGGAATTTATCCAGGGAGATATGCTGCTGCAGTTTGGCAGCCGGCATCCAGCTGAGTGCATGAACAAACAATCTATAGCGATCTGCCGGAAGTCCGTTGGCCACAAGTTCTCCAGCTTCACTGAAACCGACATAACAACCAAACCAACAAGATGCCAGATCCAATACCTGAGCCAGGTCAAATCCGAGATACCAGTCTGTATATCCGGCGGCAATAACATCCTCAAAGGTATATTGCACGCCATTCGCCTTCATCTGGTCGTAGGTGCACAAACTCCGGTCTTCAGCGCTGTACCATGAGTTGCACTGCTTGGTTACCCAGCTCTGCAGCTCGAATCCTTTGCTGGCCATTGCCTCCCTGCCCTTCTGCAGGTACTTTTTGCGGATATGATCTTTAATGGTATAGCCATCAGACTCAAACAACAGCACCGGGTTCGCCTTGCCCCACACTTTCATGGAGGCGAAATCCTTGCCCTGGATATCCTCGACATCCGGCTCCGCCAGGAACAGGAACACATTATCCGGCAGCACATCTTCATACAATGCCTTCCGGAGCGCCAGCCATTTCTTATGGTTGTCGCCGCCAATCTCAAATTGGGCGGTGGACATGGTAACCAGCAGCGAGTCCTTAAAATGCGCCTGCCCGTCTTGTATGGTCTTGGTGATAATTTCATCACACAGCATTTCTTCATCGATAACCGCCACCTTGTTGGTGAAACCGTCCAGGGATTTTTTGGCGCCCGCCCCAGTCCGGAACATCTCCAGCCGGTTGCCGGTCGCTTTGTTTTTCGCCCAGCAGGATGTGCGATTTACGCTATCAAAAGTTTCACGCAGCAGTGGATCATTATCAATAAATTTAGTAAACTCATTGAAGCAGATCGTGGCATTCTGGCCTTTGCAGCTGGCCAGTATGATCAG